TCTTCATTGACCATGACCTTATCATAGAGTTTATCAAAAACTGATTTACGCTTCATAAAAATATTTAGTCCTTCCTCAGCGATTTTCTCTATTTCTTCTGAACTTTCTTCATCTTCTTCATCTGAAACAGGTAGTTCATCTTCATCTACAGTACCTGTATTACCTTCTTCATCTTCTTCTAGTTTTTTACCTTTGGCTTTCTTAATAGCTTTATCTCTTGATCCCATATACTCAGCAGTACTAGATTCAACCTCTCCATCATTATCATAATCTTTCTTAGCTTTATGTTCTTCGTCTTCTCCTAAATCAGCTTCGACTTTATTGACATCATTTTCTTCTGTCTCGTCTTCTTCGTCTTCTTCTTTACCAACGATACCATAACGCGCAGCTACGTCATCTGAAGTCGGTAGAGGTTGATCACATCCAATACCAGGATCGTTTCCATCTCCATAAGATAACCCCTTAACATTATAAGCGTTTTCCTTATCACCTACTTTATTAATGTCGACGTCGGATACTTTAAATCCACCTCGTTCAGTTGGACCTCCCTTTTTAAGAGGCGCTTCACCGATAGTTCCAGCCGGAACGTTCTCATTGACTACTACTTTATCTAAAATAGCACCGTATGCTTCACCTAAACTTTTAAGGTCTTTCTTTTTAGCCATATATTTATTTATGGTAAGTAATAAATATTTTCAATGGCTCAGCAAGATAATATGTACTATATGGGGAATAAAAATTTACCCAACGTAAACTGGAAGGGTGAATACACTAAAGAACAAGTAAAAGCTTTAACAAAAGCGCATAAAAACATTTTATACTTTGCTGAAAATTTCTTTTATATTGTTAACCTGGATAGAGGTAGAGAGAAAATTGAATTATATAAAGCCCAAAAAAGAGCTTTGCGTAAGATGAGAGACAATCGTTTCTTCATACAATTAGCATCTAGACAGATCGGTAAATCGACAATGATGACAATCTATATTCTATGGCAGGCAATCTTTAATAAAGATCAACGTATATTGTTAGTGGCTAACAAAGAGGCTACTGCGATTGAAATATTCCAACGCGTGAGGATGGCTTACGAGGAGTTACCTAACTGGTTAAAATCACCGGTAAAGGAATATGCTAAGACATCTATGACGTTAGAGAATGGGTCACGTATTGGTATTACAACTACTACTGGTACAGCTGCTCGTGGTCAATCTGTTAACTGTCTAGTTATTGATGAGATGGCATTTATTGAACCCCACTTAGTAGAGGAGTTTTGGAAGTCGGTCTTTCCGGTTATTACATCTTCTAAGAAATCCAAAGTGTTTGTTTGTTCGACTGCTAATGGAACTGATAATTTATTTTATAAGTTATATACAGGAGCTGAGAATGGTGATAATGGTTGGTCGTATGATAAGATATTATGGGATGAAGTACCTGGTAGAGATGAAGAGTGGGCTAACAATACTAGACAAGCCATCGGTTCTCATGATGCTTGGCTTCAAGAGTTTTGCTGCCAGTTTATTAATTCAGGTGAATCTTCTATCGATGATGATCTATTTGAGAAGATGCAATCACAGATATGTGAACCTAAAATAGTTTTAGATGATGGGCATTATAAGATTTGGGAAGAAGCAGATCCATCTAGAGTGTACGCTGCAGGAGTAGATACAGCTGAAGGTGTTGGAGTTGATTCGTCAGTGGTACAAGTATTCGATATAACTGATCTTAAAGATATAAGACAAGTAGCATGCTATACTAATAACAAAATACCTCCAGCTGACTATACCAACAAGGTCTATTCTATATTAAGAAATTACGGATCACCTTTGGCTCTTATTGAGCGCAACGGACCCGGAGCACAAATCGTTGATAGACTTGCTAATGACTTTGGATATGAAAAGTTAGTATCATATGGCAATAAAGCAGGTCATAGACGAAACATAATGCAAGGCATGATTGCTCATACTAATACTAAGTACAAGGGAGTACTTAATATGAGATATTATATTAATGAAGCTCGTTCAGTTACAATACGAGATATAGATACATTAAAAGAGTTACGCTCATTCGTAAGATATCCTAATGGTACCTGGAAAGCTAGACAAAGTCATCATGATGATAGAGTTATGGCTACCCTTTACTCCCTCTTTATATTAGAAAAAGAAATTACTGAGCGCTTCTTTGAGATACTTGAATTAGATGATAGAGGTAAGCCTATGGTTATCGAGGCCATGGACTTTGGATTAAAGTTCTTTGAAGATGCTACCTCGCTGTATGCTGACAATGAAGTAGTTGGGGCTAATAATATGCTACCTCCAATCGTGTTTGGTATGGGTGATAATCAAACCGAAGAGGAAATGGATGAATTGGAAATGCATGGCTTTCAACCTCTAGAATAAATATTTACGATGGCAGTAAATCAAAACAATCAATCTATCTTAAACAAGAGCCGTCTTGATAAGTTTATACTTGTCTTTTCTGTACCTCCAGCGTTAAGAGAAATAAATGTACGAGAGAATAGCTCACGTAATAGTACTAACGTCATTGAAGATAAACTTCAACTGTCTGTTTACGGTGCTGTTGTACCGGAGCTTACTGTCCCATCAATAGAGATACCATATGCAGGTAGCAATTTGTATCAATCTGCTCATGCAAGAGAACCTTACCCTCCAGTTACGGTTAACTTCACAGCTGACAATGAGTTCAACAACTACTGGGTTATATACAAATGGTTAAATTTAATGCATGATCAAAAGACTGGTGTGTATGATGAAACGGATCTAGATCCAGAGAACGAATTTAATAATTATCAGACTGATATGACTCTTTATGGTCTAGATGAATATGAGAATAGACGTATAGAGTTCACGTATACCAAGGCTTTTCCAGTGACCTTGGGTAATTTAGAATATAACTATAGAACATCTGATGAAATAGAATCATCATTTACGTTTGTTTACTCACAGCTACACACTAAATTATTGGATTTATAAGTAACTATTTATTCAAAGAGAATAAATAATTTTATGGCTAACAGACCGACAATACAATCTCCTGGTGTTGAGATTCGTGAATCAGATCTATCTTTAAGAACTGTTTCTCAAGGCACAACAACATATATGGCAGGTTTCGCAAATGAAGGTCCCACTGATGAAGTAGTGGGCGTAGGAAACATAACAGAATTTGAGCAAATTTACGGACAACCAAGAACTCCAGCGGAAAGATACTTCTATCATTCTGCACGTGCTGCTTTAAACTCTACCGGTAAATTAATGGTAAATAGATTACCTTATGGTGCAGACGCTGGTCAAGGGTTTGGATCTAAGATCTCTGTTTTGGCATATCCAGCTTCTGGTTATGATAGAACGGATACGAACTTAGAGATTCGTAATGTAGCAGGAAATATAACAACATCAGTGGCTACTAGCGCCTTTGGCGGTGTTCAGTTAGCGAAAACTTTAACTATTACAAATGCAAAAATTTCTTCTAGTGTAGCGCAAGCCGCAAACAATTCTTTTGCAATTACTGGTGGTACCATTACAGTAACAAATGCTGATGGATCGACTACTCAAACAGCTACTATTACAGGTACAAGTTTACTCTCTGCTACTGGAGGGTTTAGTGTTCTTTCTGCGGATGAAATTACAACTGATTTAACTTTAGGTGTAAGTATAGGTAGTAGCTTAAATTCATATCCAACAACGACTGGTACAATAGGACTATCACTAACAGGAGCGACACCAAGAATATCTCTCGTGTCCGCCGCCGGGGAAGGAAACACTTCATTTGCTGGTGTAGGTACTAAATTATCTGCATTTGGTGGAGTAGCGATTTTTGAAACAGATTACACCAAACAAGAATCTACATGGTTCTTAGGAGCACCTACTCAATTCGATATTACATCAGATGAGTATATACAACTTACTAACGGTGAGCTATTTAAAGAAGGTTGGTCCTCCACTGCTATAAGATCTAATGATATGACATCCTTACGAGATTTATCTGCTGCAGCTGTTATAGTTATTAACAAAGCGCAAACCACTATTGATGGTCAGTTTAATGGATATTATGTAGGTTTAGCAGATAACACAAACATTAACCCTGCAAGTGCATTTGATGCGATAGACTCAGTACAAACTACTACTGCAGCTGCACCTAGTACAGGTAGAACGACATTTACTGCTATACCATCAGCAAGATTTGAATTTAATGTATCTGCTGCGAAAGGTTCTAATATTCAAAATTCCATATCACAAGTTATGGAAGAGAGTATAACTAATTATGATATATCCACAAGAGAGTTTGATGATACTCTAAACGTCGGTGTATTTAAATTAAGACAATCAGTATTCGCTAAGGATGCCAATAAGATGGATTACTTGTTAGAGGAAGGTTATAATGGATCTATTGGACATTACAGACAGATTAATTCTGAAAATGGAGGTGCTCCTATAAACTTCTCACTTGGAACTGTTGAAGATGATTCACGTAATGTTGAGATGTTAGTTAACTCTCACTTATCCGATCAAATTACAGGATTGAATATATCTAATGATGGTAATCCTAATAAAAAGATACGTGTTTATACTAACTCATTAAAAACTGCTTATGATAGTGGAGATCTGTCCGAAACAGTAGTAGGTGCACCAGCTGCATTCTTAACTGATTTAGGTGATAAAGCTGATTCGCTCTTCCCGCTAGGTGCATATGGTGAGACTAACTTAGAGACAAAGCTTGCTGGTAATATTCCACAGAAGCTTGATAGAGCTCTTGATCGTATTCGTAACGATCGTAAGTTTAACATCGATATTATTGCAGAAGCTGGTTTAGGTACTATATTTACATATAATGAAACAGCAAATGCAAGTTTATCAGTTCTCGGATTTGATGACTTAAGAACAACTGCACCAATCGAAGCATTAAGAACATCTAATGATATTGCTTCTAACACTGCTAGAGACTCTTATGGCACAATCTTTAACAAGTTTGCAAAATTTGCTGGTCCAGTCAAGGATGGTGGTAGAGGTGATATTCTATTCGTTGCTGATCCAATTAGACAGTTACTAGTTACTGGTAAGGATAACAAAGTACAAGCTGATAAGACAAAGCAGTTCAGTACAGATATTTACTGGGCATTAAGACATCAGTTTGAAAATGCTAATACATCATATGCAGCTGTGTATGCTAACTGGTTAAAAGTATATGATAACTATTCTGGTCTATTCACTTACGTTCCATCATCTGGATTTGCAGCAGCTAAAATGGCTTCTACAGATGCAGCAATCGGACCATGGGGTGCTGCCGCAGGATTCAATCGCGGTGTTATAACCGATGCAGTTGATATTGCTTTATCACCTAACCAACGTCAACGTGATGATCTCTATACAGTTAATCTTAACCCAATAGCTAGTTTCTCTGATCAGGGTAACGTATTCTTCGGACAGAAGACATTGCTTAAGAAGCCAAGTGCATTCGATAGAATTAATGTACGTAGAACCTTCTTATATCTTGAGAAGATCACTAAGGCTACAATGCAATTCTTCCTCTTTGAGAACAACACGTTGTTTACTAGAACAAGAGTTGTTAATACATTGGTACCATTCTTTGAAAGAGTAAAAGCTGGTGATGGATTATATGATTATCTTATAGTTTGCGATGAAAGAAATAACACAGGTGAGGTTATTGATCAGAACGAACTTGTAGTTGATATATACCTTAAGCCAGTTAAGACTGCTGAGTTTATCTTAGTTAACTTCTATGCTACACGCACAGATGCTAGCTTCGAAGAGCTAATCGGCGGTTAATACTAATTAACTAAATTTAAGAGCTGTGGAAGTAACATTTCACAGCTCTTTTTTTATATAAATAGCTTTCAAGCTATAAATATTAGTATGCCCGTAAACCAAAATATTCAAAATTTCTATAGAGTTGCAGCGGATAGAGACTTTTCGAGAGATTTTCTTTTTAGAGTAACTCAAATGCAGTTACAAGGAGTGCCTGCTTTAACTGAGTCACAGTTAGTTTATGCTAAAGCTGCTAACCTACCTGGGCGTAATATTAAGAACACAGCAGTACCTTATATGGGACTTAACTTAAACATTCCTGGTAGTGTTGAGTATCCTGGATCAGATGGCTACAATATTAGCTTCTACTTAGATGCAGATAGTGATCTTAGAAACTATTTTGAATCAGCTTCTAGAGCATTATTTAATGATCAAACATCTACTGGCGAGTATGGTACACCCGATGAAGATTTCTT